ATTCATTTCAGAAAATGCAACTACATATCCTGATTTTCTTGGAAGCATCCATCCTGTACTATATCATACAGGAAGCCCCCATTGGTCTGGGATAGTAGAGTTTGTATAAATAGCTGTTCTTTGTCCATTTTTCCCCCAGTTATTACCACAAATAGCCCCTATTCATCATAGAAACTTTCAAGGAGACTTATGTATAACAGAGTAGTTTCAAAGAAGCATTAGTTATTTTCGATAAGTGGTATAATTCAAGGAAATCAAAGTTCAGTTGCTTTTGTACTAAGATAAAGTCTCTCCTCTTGCTCTATAATCTTAGCAAAAGTGAAAGGGTCTTTGTCTTTATGTTCGTTTACGAGTTCTATAAGTCGGTGTGCTTGCATATTTATTATATTAGTTTCCCCAAGCAAAGTCGAGGTGTCCGAAATAAGATGTATTTACAGGAGTAGCAACTCCCGAGTAGTAAAGCCAAACAAGATTTGCTCCGTCTACTACTTGTGGAAGAGATGGGATTTGATTCATTAAATCTCTTTCACTTGCAACTCCTATTGTAGTAAGAGGAAGAGTAAGAAGTGGTTTACATAATCCTATTGAATACTCTCCTGATACATACGAAGTAGAGGAAGTAAAGGACTGTATACTTCTTATCCCTGCATCTCCTGATTGAAGTGGCATAAATGGTCAGTATTTCCCTGCCCCAGTTCCTGAATAAAGTATAAGCCCATTTGCTCCTGCTGTCTTACCTATTGGAAGTACAGTCGGAGTTATTCTCCCTGCTGTTCCTGCACTATTTGTATAGTTTATAGAAAGATTTGGAGTCCCTGCACCCATAGCTACCGTGTTTGTATTCCATATAAAAGCTTGGACTCAAGCTCCGTCTGTGTATCTTGGTATAGTTACAGTATTATTGAGTGTTTGTGCTGTTGTAGTAGTTACGGTTGTAACTCTATAGAATCCAAGTAAGTCTATAAGCATTAAAACTCAAGGTACAGAAGTTGCAGCTGCACTAAAAGCCGAAGCATTTATGATATGTTTTGTCGCTGGGGATACATTTCCTCAGTGTTGCATACCTCCTGCTCATACTGTAGTGTCGGAGGTTGCTTGAAACGCAAGGTTCGTACCTGTATTATAAATAGTTCCTGTTGCTGGATTTCCGTCTCATTTTGTAAGACAATGCCACTCTCCAGCTACTGCCGCAGTTGTTGGAAGAAAGTTTTTATTCCAGTCTACTCGTTTAAATTGTCCTAATTCGGAAGTTTTATTTATAAAATCATCCATTGAAGAAAATCACATAGTTGTATTAGTTAAAAATAAAAGTAAAATCTCACATTAAAGTTACTCAAGAAAGAGACCCTATTGGACAAGTTATAAAAGAAAGGAATGCGTCTGTTTGTATTTCAGGTATACGCATTCAATCTCTTAAATATTCCATTTCTACTGGTCAAGTTATATCTTTAAAACTAAAATTTACAAGAGGTTTCACAAGTACAAGAGCAAAGAGTCCTACATCTGCGTCAAGCATTGTTATAGATTCTATTTTTCGTACTCCTGTATCTCATTCCTGTAGTGTTAGAAACGGACTTGTTCTATTCCCTGTTGTAATCCCTGTAGTTTGAGTTGTTACAATAGAACCATTCGCAGGTGCTGAGTTTGTAATATGAGTAGTTGTAACTCTCCCCTCCACTCAATCTTGATTCGTATACTTTACTATAAATCTTGCTCATCCTGTTCTTCCTGCTACCGATACTGCCATTATTTGCACTCAAGCTCCGTCTGTGTATCGAGTGAGTGTATTTGTATTATCTAGCGGCTGTTCTTCGGTTGTCCCCTCATCTATAAAAGTATAGTAAAGGAGATAATCAGCAAGGATAAAAGGTCAAATAGCATTCGCAGAGCTTGATATGAGAGTTGATTTTGAAAGATATTCTTTTTTTGGAGATACGTCTCTTCTATGAAAAAACCCCCCTTGGTCTGAAAGCTTCATCACTTGTGCTATCATAGGAGTTGCAGCATAATACTGTGGGATAGGATTTCAAGGACTCATAGACAAGTCAAACCATACTCAAGCTGTAGTTTTTTGAGATGGTATTTTTCTCCACCCTGTGTAATGCGTATCTCATCTATTATACGCATCAATTATATCTTTGAAGCGTTTAATTCCCATTAGTCGATAGTTATAGAAAGAGAACTTGCAGGAAATTGTGGCTGTATTCCGTTAGAAATAGAGAGAGAAGAACCAAGTACTCCCGAAGCAAGTCTTACCCCTGCTCCTGATATTGCTGTACCAATAGAAAAGTGAGTCGCTGTTGCTGTACCACCTGTACAAGTTGGAAACTGTTCAAGATTCGTGTTTGTGAATGTAGAACCTCCATCAGTCCAGTCAGAAGCTTTAGTAAGTGCTACTCTTGCATAACTTGTATACGCTACTTCGTTTGTTGTTTGGTCTCCTGTTTCTCAAGGGTCTGCTGTATGAAGAGCAAGATATAGGGTTGCTCAAACTCTCCAAGAAGGGTCTGTACCTTGTAAAAGACATTTTAAAAAGTCATTTTCTGCTGTATTTGAAAGCGACATATATCTAAATTAAAAAATAAATTACCTTAATTATACTCTTTTTACTTATAAGTAAAGTTATTTATACGCTGTAATTTCTAGCATTACATCATATCAAGAGTCTGTACAATCAAGAGCCATCCCATCTGATATGAAAGCACTGTGATTAAAGGCTGTTCTCGTACTTCCTGCATTGTTTATCACTCTTGCTACTCTTCAAGTATTATTTGCATAATTTGATGCTGTCCCTTGTTGCCAAGAAGCGTAGGTTGTTCCATTTGGTTGTTTTGCTCATACAGAGAATAGTACATCACTTCAACTCGTACTTGTTGCCCCTGTGCATACTATTTTATAACTTGTTGGAGTAAATCAGAATCAAGTAAAATTTTGTATTCCAGTTCAAACAGAAGCTAATCTGCGAAAGAATAGCATTTTTACACTTCCCCCTCCTTTTACTTCTCGTCCTATTACAAGTTTCTGTTTCGTCTGTCCTGCTTCATACATATCTGTATAATAGTCAAGATTATTCTGTTCTATCTTCTCATATCATTTATTTGTTTCCTCGAACCCGAGTCAAGTATCTATCTTTGTTTTCATTATTTTCCTATGTTTTCACTCCCAAATAAATCTATTCCGTAGAACTTACATTGTGCAATACCATTTGAGATAAAACTCACTTTAAATCGTATTGTATTAAAGTTTCATAATGGATTCAAGAACATACTTTTATATATCTTTAATCCGTGATTTTGTGTGCTTATAGTTGCATTTGTACCACTCCATATTTCAGTCCAGCTTCACTCATTTATCTTACATTCTAGTTTTATTGTACAATCAGCAGAAGTCCCAGAGAATTTCAGTATAATACTTTCTATTGCCTTTTCATACTGTATATTTGTTCACATAAAAATAATACTCTCAATATATGAAGTGATAGAGCTAGCAGAGGAAATAACTACATCTGTGTATAATGAAGTTCAGACAGCATAAAATACATTGTCGGCATTGTATGTAAATCGAGATATTTCATCACTTACTGCATAAATAGGCGTGAAACTCTTGCTATATCAAGGTTTACTTCCATATATAGAAATAGTCTTATTACTATTCAAATTATTGTTATATATATAGACATCATCTTCTACTACTCAAAGTATTCTCATTCTTCCTGATTCTTGGATTTTATGGTAGAGTTTTTGATATTGTACTCCAGCCATCATAAATAGATTGTTCTCAGCTACAAAGTAGTCATAAGCTCAATTATTTACTACGCTTGTTATAGCTATTCCTCATAGTTTTACATCTGTTTCTACAAGACTTCATAATCAGTCCCATAAATACACTTTAGATTCTATAAATCAAGTTGTTGTATATATCTTGTATGAGTTTTGAAACTGCGTAATTCATACTACATTTTCAGAAGGTGGAAGAGATATGAGTTCATTTACTGTTTCAGTATTATCTATCTCAAATATTTTATTATAATGAGAGAAAATAATTCTTACTCATTCACTTATAACTATCATTCCAGCAGGCGGTACATAATTTGGGTTTCATTCTGTACTATCATAAGTAAGGTGTCAATCTGAAAATCATCCTCCATCTATTCCGCTTCTATGTATATATTTTGGGGTACTACTTGGAAGTTTATCATTAAAATAGTAAAGGTAATATGTTCCTCAAACATTTAAATACCCTATTTTATACCCTTCTTGTCATAAAGTAAGAGTGTGTTTTAGTGTAGAATCTTGATATATCTTTCCATCTGAAAGCCAAACGATATTATTTACTCCTCCATCAATAACAGATGTACTAAATACACAATTTATATTTTCTGGGTATGTATAAACTATCTTGTGTTTTTTGCTTGGTGTTACATCATATCTTCTTGTATCTACATTATATGCTTGATAATACCTACCTGGTTGAGATTGGTATTTATTATCACTTATTCCTCAAGTGAAGTTATTCCAAGATATTTGAAGTGGTTGTGCTGTCATTTTTACTTATAGTAAGATAAATCAGGTGCTTGTATTTCATATATTCCATCATCTCTATCGCTAAGGTATTCTACAAGTTTACTTCTTTCTCTTTCATATCTTGCTCGTGCATTTATTGCTTCATTTACTTTCCCTTGTGAAGTATACACAAATTCAAGCATTCATAATGCAATTATACTATAAAATTTACTAGGAATACTTCCAGCAAATAACTCTGTTGTACTTATAGTAACATCTGCAAGATTCTTGATTCAATATATCTTGAGTCACTCTGATACTTCGACTGTAGGTGCTGGATAGATAAAATATGATTTATCTGATATATGATATACTGGATTTGCTGGCGACTGGTTTGTTTCATACCATTGTAAGTCTTGAGGAAGTAGATTTGGATATATTTTAGTTGCTTTTTCAAATTTTTTACCATATTTTATAGACACTCATAGATTCTTGTAGAGACTTGTATAATCCCCAGTAAGTCATTCAGGGAGTGTATATTCACTTTGTCCTACAACAGTAGTATCTACAGTTAGAATATCATAAAAGAAGTCTTCTCAAACTTCTGTTACTATTGTGTTCTCTATATCGTGATAAACTATATTAAAGTCTTCTACTGCTGTAGTGTCATCATATTGATGTTCATCTACTTGTCATAGCCTTCGTACTCTATCTACTTGTGCTTGTACTGACATATTATTTCTTTTTAGTTTTTAAAGGTTTCTCTTCTTCTACTATTTCCTCCATTCTATGTTCTTCTATTGCTAGAATCTCCATATTATCGCGTTTTATATAGATTGTAATAAAATCATTACATAATTTATCCTTGTAAGATGCTTTTACTTCTTTTGTAACTACATAAAATTCTTGAGATTGTTCTATATCAGCTAGAACTTCATCTTTATTTTTCCCAACTATATCAAATGCTCCAGCATTAGTAACAAGTTTCGTAATAAACATATTTTAAAGTTAAATAACAAAAGGTAGACTACCTTCTCAGATAGTCTAAATTTCTACTATTCACTTTTTGATTCTGCTTTTGCTTTAGTCTTTGGAGCTTCTACTTTTATTTCTCCTTCTCCTCGTTTTATCATTTTACGAGCCTGATAGAGAGAAACATCTACTTCTCTTCCAAATCTATTAACAACAGTCACAATCTCTTTTTTACTGTCTTCTATTTGTTGTATTGTCAACATATCCTATATGTTAAATAATTAAGCTTGTGTAACAAGTGAGAATATGCAAGATGTTTTTGTTCCTTTATTAAAGTAAACACCTCCTGTACCAGAAGCTACATCTGTATCAATAAAAATACATCCTTTTGCATATCCAGTAGTTGTATCAGCTGGTTTTGTAGTACCTTGAACTATTACTTTGTCTTGGTTTTCGTCTCTAAGAAGAATAGTCTCCGTAGAAGTCTTATCAAATGGTAGTGCCATATTGTTGTATATTATAATGTAAGATAGGCTGGAATCTCACCAGCCATTTATTATGCTGTAACTTTAACATCAACGAGTCTCTCTGCTCCTTCTGCAAATGTTTTTACCCCAAACTTAGTCATCGCTTTAAGGTAGTTAACAAAGCTTGTAGCTTGTGTTTCACTCCCAACAAATGTAACTTTCGGTTTAATATTAGCAGCAAAAGAGATAGGTTTTCCTTGTCCTGCAAGAATATGTTTCACAGAACTTGCAGTTTTAAGATTGTTTGAGAAGTAGATTTTAAGGTCATTTATCATACCAATATATCCTCCACCCTTAACAACGATTTCATCACCCATACTTGTATCTCTTACAAGGTCTGGAGATTTAGCTAGGAATCTTTTCTCTTTAGGAGAAACAACAATCCATCTGTTATCAGTAGGAACATTGTTTGTATCCATAATTTCTGAAACTGCTGTAAACATATCATAGATATTTGTTTTGCTGAGCGTAATAGAGTTATTACCTCCACCATTAGAGGCAGTTTCCATATCACTATCATCAATAACATATCCAGCATTTGCATACTCAGACATAATTACATTATCCCAATCTTTCGCGAACTTTTCAGCTGCATCTTGGATAACTTGAGTTTCAGGATTGATTTTAAGTTCTTTATAATCTTCATCAGATATAGCAACAGAAAATGCTTTACGATTATCTAGTGTAAATGTTTCATCTGTTTCTACGAGTGCTTGAGTAGCAATCTCAGAATAAGATGATGCCATATCGCTTGTAGCGATTTTAGCTAGTCTTTGAAAATGAACTGTATCGTTTCCGTCAAATTCTCCTTCAAATTTATTGTTAGTAATAAATTTACCAACGAAACTTTCTCTTAGAACAGATTGTAGGACATTTGCCCACGCTTCTGATTTAATAAATGTATTTGCCATAGGTTTGTATAATTAAATATAAATATACAACCTCTACTATTTATTTAAATCTTACCTCTCAGTATTTTTGTTGTGATTTTTGTTCGTATTCCTTTCTCTGTGAGAAATTCATATTTAAATATGTGTTTGAGTTTACTACTGAAAAATTTTCTCAACCTTGTTTTCAAGAAATAAGACTTTCTCAATAAACAGCACGGTTGTTTAGTAAATCCTGGTTATCTAGCATTACACTTTTATAAGCTTTTGCAATAGACCAATTAGGATTATCTTTCATTTCTTTTTCAATCAATTCTTGAAACTCTTTTGCATCGGGATTTTCTTTGTAGAAATCTTTGATTCCCATTTTCTTCTCGATAAGAGCATCAACATCATCGACTGGTGTTTTTGTTTGTGCTTTTAATTGCTTCTTTAGCTCTACTAATTTCTTAGTTGCTTTCTCGTGGTCTCTTTTTAACTTGTTGTAGTCATCAACAGTTAATCATTCCTCATCTACTTCGGAGAAGTATTGAGTTTCTTCTTCTAAATCATCAATTTGGTTTTCCAAATCTTGATTATCATTTTCTAGTTCTGCCATTGCTAGTGTATTAAGCAGTAAAAATAACATTTTATTAAAATGAGTGTCGCTCATCTATACCATTATATTCATAAAAAGAACTTGTCAAACAAAAAAAGAGCCTTACGACTCTGATATTTGTACCTGACTATCAAGTAACTCTTGTGGTATTCCTTTTACCCATTTTAGATACTCTCTTTCTTTTTGTTTTTGGTCTATGAAGTTTACTTTTTCTTCTGCTGTCATTCAAGACTTTGTTAACTTATCTATATCAGCAATTGGAGTGAGAAGAACCTCTTCTATATCCTTTATTCTTAAATCAATCTCATCTGTGATAATTTTCCAACCTTTACTTCTTATAAAATTCTGTATTGTCTTTATATCCATAGTAAATCATTATAAAATATCTTGTGTAGATGCTACATTTTTATTCTGTTGTATACTTGCATTTGTAAGTTGTGCAGAGCTAACATTCTGAGCAGCATTTAAAGCTCCGTTTTCTGCTGGCATTTGTTGCATTTCAGTATCTCTCATTATCTTTGCTCTATATCTATTTCGTAGTGCATCTTGTTTAATAATTTCAGCCTTTCAATATGTTTCAGCAGTATTAAAGATATTTATATATATCTCGTGAGCTTCATTTATATTATCTACAATCGCTCCAGATATATCTCATTCCTCTATTAGAGCGAGCTTATCGTATGCTTTTAATTCTGTAGTTGTATATGGAAACATAGCCATTATATACTCTTCGTCTTCTCATTGAGATTCTAGCATTTCTCGATAAAGTATAGTTCTTTCATCTTCACTTTTAGCTCCTGCAATCAACTGAGGTAGTAAAGCCATTCTATCTGCTTTCCTAGAGTTTATCTCTTGTTCTCGTTCTGCTCTATTTACTATCTCTATTCTCAGATTCTCTCTTCCTATAAAGTCATCTTTCCTAAAAGCATAATTACTAGGAGAATATGAATTGTTAAAATGTACAAGCTTTTCTTCACTATCTGATAAGTTTGCTTGATAGATTCTATACCATAGATATTGCCATCTAAATTCCTCAAACCAATTCCCTTGTTTTGTTGCAAGGAGAAATTTAATATTTGCATTTCTCTGCGCCATTTCTCTTTCTCCAAGAGTTGCATTTTCTGTAGAAAGAACTCCTGTAGTATTTCTATCAATACCAGTATCAAGAGCCATTTGTTCTTCGAGATACGATTTAAGATTAAAAGGGAGGTTTCCTATATTATCTTTAGGAATAGAATATATAACATTACTTATATTCTCATTATCTCCTATATTTACAGGAATTAGTTTTCCTTGTATACTTGGCTTTTGGAGTCCTTTTAAATCCTTAATCTTTTTAGTATTCACAAATCTATCATCTCACATTGAGCTTCTAATAGCAGAAGCAAGCATTGCATTGAATAATTGTGAATAGTAACTTTGTTTATCTCTCAGAAGGTCAGGAACACTTATTGAGAGTGGGTCTCAAGGAACATAAGAGTAATACTTAAGAGCAACAGGAAAGTATATCTTAAATGGGTCTTGTTTCTCTTCTTTCGTAACTGGAGTGAGGATTTTATAATCTAAGAGTATTCATCTTGATTTTCCAAGTATAAGAAGAATAGGTTTTCCATCTTCTAATCTCGTAAAGTGATAGTACACATCAACCATTTTATTATCTGTATCATCTGGAGTATCTGAATATCCTCTTACTTCTTTAATTTTTCTTCTATTTAAATCTTGTGTATACTCTTCGCTAGTATCTTCAAGCTTCCATCCTCTTTTCTTTATCTCATATGCAGGAAGTTGCATTTCAATTCCAAAGAATCTATGGTCTTTAATAGTTGCACCTCATTCAGGGTCAAATATACAAGATAAAGGGTCAATTACTTTCCATTTAGGAACAATAGAGTTTTTATCAAATCCATCTCATATAAGAACTCATACTCATTTCATAAATACATCAAATTGAAGTACATAATCAAGTACATCAACATTCATCTCTTTATAATCGTATTTACTCGTCTTATTTGTATTGAGAGCAACTTCTCTATCATATCTATTCTTTCCTCTCCATTTTACCACTATCTTATTTTGATAGTAGATAGACATTAGAGTTTGTACTTGAGAGTAAATAGAGTGGATATTTACTTTCTCTTTTGCACTTTCTTGTACATAAGTTTCTAAGTCTTCTCTCCTTTGGTCTCTTTTAGTCTCTACAAATTGAAATCAATATTCGTATTCTTTCTGGGCTTTGAGAATAAGTGCTTGTTTATCCATATTATAATTTATAAGTATATATCTTCTATTTTATGTAAATATAGGAAAAGTAAAGCTTAAAATAAATCCATAATTATAATGTCCTGTTGGTATTCTTCTTCTTCAAATTTATTTATCTCAAAGAAACATCTCATCATCATAGTATCAGAGAAATCTGGACTTCTACCAAGCTTGGTTTTTATATCTTCCTTACTGATTATTTTCTTTTTAGAATCTTTATCAATATCAACTTCAACTACTACATCTAATTCTTCTGCAAGAATATCAAAATCATTCTCTAATACTCTTATTTTGTTTGAGTTCACGAGTTTTGCAAGTTCAAAGTAACATTGAGTTTTAAGATTGGCGTAGTTTACTTTCCTTGTATCATCATATTTAGCTTCTGGTGGCTGTATAGGACTAGAATTATTTATAAATCATTTACATCACAAAGAGTCTACAAGTCCTCATCATACTCAATCTTCATCTACAATCGTGTTACTCATTCATACATTGTATTTATATGCAAGTTCTTTGATTTTATTTTCTAAATCTATATTTAGACATTGTCAGAATACAACTCTATCTACTTCTTCATATCCATCCCAAACGGATATAACGGCTTTATCTTTTCATTTTCTTGCTACATCACAAGAAATATATTTTTCTCAGTTATACTTTTGGTTTTTTGTTAAATCGAGAATCTTATTATAATCAAACAATCTTCCAGGCGTGTCATCATAATCAAAGTTTCAATAAAGAAGTCGTTGTTTCGTAACTTCGTTTGCTTTATTAAGTTGTTCTATATAACTCTTAGGGAGTCTTTTGTTATCAGTTGCTAAAGCTCGAATAAATACTCGATAAATTGGTAGTTTTCATTCTTTCCAAGGTTTGTAATATCTTCTGTATACTTGTCATTTATCGGGATTAAATCATTCTAGGAGTTTCGGAGCTAATCAGTATTCATCATTCTTTTGTCTTCATATACGAGTCATAAGAATAGTTATACATTGCTCATCTATTTCTGCACTTTCGTCTACATATCATCCTGTAAGTTCTAAAGACCCGAATCTTGTATAAAGTGGGTCGCTTGGTAAATAAGCAAGGTCTAATAGAAGTATTTCACTCCCATTATTGAATCGTATACAAGAGTCCTGAGAATTGTATATTCCTTTCTGTTGTTCAGGTATATTATAATCTCATAGAAACTTGAAGTATGTTGCAAGTGTTGTTTGTTTTAACCTCTTTAGTTCCTGTCGTCAAAAAAAGTACCTTACTCAAGGATACTTATTGCACATCATCCAAACCCAAGAAACTCAAGTATAACTCTTTCATCCTCAAGCAGCTCAACCATAACCTATCTCAGTTATTTCAGGATGTCACAATAAATAAGAAAATGCTTCTTTCTGTTTATCATTTCAATACGTATTGAATTGTAGCTTATTCATTGTCAAGTTTTGCTTTAATCCTTATCTAACCCCCGTGTTTTTTCTGCCTCGGTTTTACAACTCTATGTTATAATATATCTATTGTATCTATATTTTTAACATTCTCTGTTGCTCCTCAGGTAAGTAATTGATTTTGCTTGAAAGCACTCTCTCTAAGCGATACTAAATGCCCTGCCGTTACTTTCTCATCCTTTGCTGTAATAAGCTCTGCTAAATAACTATCTGCAAGACTCATTAGATTATCATTTCTATCCACTAATTTAGCCACTTTTTCGCTCTTTGTGCAAACTTGTGTAAATTCCTCTCTTAGAACCTTTGCTACTGTTTCGTGTGGTATTCAAGTCTCAGATTCAATATCTCTCGAACTTCCATCTGTGTTTATTTTAGCTTCTATAATTTTAGCTTTATCTTCAGATGATGTTGCTTTTCCTCTAGCCATATTTTATGTTATCCCCAAATAATATATTTTCATTCCTCTATTTCTACCTTTATATCTTTTGTAGTCATCTTTTTTACTTCTACTGGAAACTCTTCGTCTTGATACTCTTCATAATCTACTGGTATACTAACATCAATATATTTTATATCTTTGTCTTCTAGTGAAGATAGTAGTGTTATTAGTTCAGATAATTTCATAATTTATATTTTAGTTATTTATTCTGGTGTATTTCAATATATCGTTTCGCACCATAAATTGAAATCCTAATCTCGCATCTATTTGTAGGTCATATTAAGCTGGAAAAGTGTCATCTCATTTTTTAACCCTTCTTCTGTTATCATAGTTTATACTTTAAATTTGGTATTTAAATTGTCTTGTATCAAAGAAAGTCTATCATATCTCTTAAATCTAATAGTTATAGGATTATTTTTCAAAAGTGTATCTTGTAATATACTTTGATGAGCTGGAATATCCTTTATTGAGATTTTTATCTCTTTGTTTATAAATGGTATTTTCATTTTTTATACTTTATGTGGTAAATCTATTCTATACTTTACTTTCTTTTTACATACTAAGCATACAAGAAGTTCTTTCTTAGTTACCATAGTAGAATTGCATTCTTTGCATTTTACTTCCATACTCTTGTTAGTTATATAGAAGTAGTATATGTAATATAGAAGAAAAAGCAAATCCTTAAAAGTAAGAAGTGAGTATAAGCCTTGTTCCGTTGGACAGTTCGTCCGACTTGTACTCACTACCTATCTAAGGAGATAGGAATTATTTTGTTTTCATAGAATCTACAGTGTCATTTACCCAACCTTCTACATTAGAATCAAAAACATCATCTGTTACTTTTCAAACAATCTTTGCTGGAGTAGATGCAATTTCTACTACATCATCAAATAAATCTCATAAGAATCCCATATTCTACTAAGTTAAAATATATAGATGGAAAGGTAGGAATCGAACCTACGCCCCTAAGGCTCTAACCAACTGAGCTACTTTCCCATAATGGAGGGGGAACACAGCTTATCAATTATCTGTTCTATCCCCCATAAATGAGGAGGCAATGATTTGACGAGACGGGAACATTACTGAACCCAAGAATTACCTTTATACTCGTATAGTCACATTGCAGAGCCATTTTTATAAGCATTTCGCTTAATACTGAGTATTGCTTGTAATACGAGAACTATGTCGTATATACCCCTGTGCCTCTCAGTTATAACACAAGTCTCAATGTCTACCTATTCCACCACTCCTCATATCTAGTCATAAGGACTAGGTGGAAGAAATAATAAGAACTAGGGGGAGCTACAAGTTTCCTTGTTTTATTTTCCTATTATTCCCTTCACCTACGACCTTATAAGTCGTAAGAGTCAACAAATCTACAATCTATTTCACACGCGGATTGTAAGTCGCCTACCTCGTTTTTACCCACAAGGATTATAGAGTATTGTTAACTCTATGGGTTATCTATTCGTTTCAAGTATTATATGTTTTTTCCTGTAAATTACAAGTTTTCGGCTATTTTATTAAATATATTATTTATTCTTAATGTCTCTTTTTGTCTATCTTTATCTTCTAGTTCTGTCAAACTTATTCAATAAAACTTATTTTTGAGAAAGTGATGCAATTCCTCACAGTAAACACTAATTTTATATTTTCTTTTTGGAGTTTCTTTTAAAACAATAAAGTTGTCTACTATATCGTATTCTACATCTCATTTATAGTTTTTTACTCAAATAATAGTTCACTTCAATAATTCAGTACTATATCTATTTTGTCATACTACAGTGTAAGTCGTATATTTTTCGTAATATCTTTCCATCTTTTATTTATTAAATTATTACTTATTCTCTCTTATCTATATAAAAATGTATACGCAATATCAAATATTAATCTATCATTTAAGAAAGATAAATTATTATATATTTTACTGTTTCTGTATCATCTAATACTTGTACATCTTCAAGGTCAGTTATATCATACATCATATACTGTATCTCAGAATGAATCAGTATAGCAAAAAATATCAAATACATATTGAAGTTCTGAATCTTTTTCCTCCTGTATAAATCCGTTCTGAATTTTTAAAGTGTATATATTATCTAATAACGATGTATTCTATTCAGTCTAGTGTGAGTTTATTTTTCATATTCTTTATAGTAAGTAAATATTATTGGGTGATTGGGGTTAAATTACTTAATCTTACTTCTAGCTCTCTGATTATTTGTAAGATATTGTTTTTGTTATATCCTTGTGTTTTGTTTACTCAT